GTTAGGTTCGCGCCGGTTAGGTTCGCGCCGGTTAGGTTCGCGCCGGTTAGGTTCGCGCCGGTTAGGTTCGCGCCGGTGAGGCTCGCGCCGTAGAGGCTCGCGCCGTAGAGGTTCGCGCCGTAGAGGCTCGCGCCGGTTAGGTTCGCGCCGTCAAGGTTCGCGCCGTAGAGGTTCGCGCCGTAGAGGTTCGCGCCGTAGAGGTTCGCGCCGTAGAGGTTCGCGCCGTAGAGGCTCGCGCCGTAGAGGCTCGCGCCGGTTAGGTTCGCTTTTTCTTTTACAGCAACCTTTGCAGCAAGGCCGAGCTTAACGGACGGCAACGCATCAACTGCGCAGTCAATCTCAGCAGTAAACTGCACGGCGCCGCTAAATCTGTTCAGGATGTCGAATTTCATGGTAATCTCCTCATAACGGCCTAGCCGTGTGGTGTCCTGCCGGTTAGCAGGTGAGGAGATGTATACGGCATTTACCGCTTTAAAGTCAACCGTTAAAACGGTAAATATGCAGGTCTCACGTTGACCGCTGCGAAAAAACGATAATGTGTACTGATTTTACCCGTTCGCGCGGATATTTTATCTCCTGCGCAGGATTATGCTGGCGCACAATAAGGCTCGATCCGGTCCACGCGACGAACTCTTTTATAAAGCCGAGCGGCGGCTCGTCCGGCTGGTCAGAAAATAGCTGCACAATCACGTCGTCTTCACGCTTCGGCGGGCGATTCGGGTTTATCCACACTGTCTCGCCAGGCTTATAGCGCGGATACATGGACGATCCGTCGACGTAGACGGCATAGGCTTCGCGCACACCCTCAAGGACTGGCGGGCGCATTTCATAACCAAGAACCTGACCATTGAACTCAAACACGCCACTATCCCCACCATGAACCACACCAAAAACAGGCACGTCGCGAACACCGGCAATTGGAGCGTCAGCGATTCGTATATTAGCGGCGACATTATGATATTTTGCAACTATCGATTCTGGTGAGTTTTTGCTGCCGGATTCCATCGTTTCGCGGATTTTTGGATTGATGCGCTTGGTATGAGGCCGGCGCGCCACCTCATCGGCTAATGATCGCGCAAAAACGTCACGCGGGATCTCCAGCGCGTCGGCGACAATATTGACCTTCCTGATCTGTCCAATCTTACCACGCTCCCAATCGGAGATGGTTGTTTGCCGATATCCCACGAGATCGCCTAGCTCCTCCTGTGAGAGCCCTAGTTTATTGCGTTGTTTCTTTATTAGCTCGCCCGGTTTTTCCATGTTCCGCGACATATACCGCATTACCACAAAAATAAAACCGCTTTAGTGTTGACATAGAATCGTTAAAGCGGTAAACGTTGAATTGTAGCCACCCAAGACGGCTTGAAAGCAGCACCACAACACCAACCAATAAGCCAACAGCCCGACAAGAGGCAAAGAACGGCAAAGGAGATCAAGATGCAGTACACGGAAAAGACAGCAGGCAGAAGAAGACGGGCCTTGAGCGAGGCCAAGAGAAGAAGAGTTGATGGGCGGGCGAGGGGGCCGCCTGGAACGAGGGAAAGATAAAGCCGCGATGAAAGGCGCGGCTCTTTTCTAGAACACGGTGCGCCGTGCTGTAGAAAAGAAATAGGGAAGGGTGGCCAATCACACAGCGAAAACCATGAATTGTACGCCACTCTTCCCGAACCAATAGCAAGCGGTGCAGCCAATAGACAAGCGAAACCAGCCACCGGGCGCCGCGCCGCTTGCTTACCGAATGCCCTAACGGGCGCTGACTGGCCAGGGGATTACCGTAACCCATAGTTGCGACGCCAGTCAGCATAAACTCGAACTACCGCCGCAAGGCGGGCTTGCCGGCCACAGTTGTATCGAAACCCAAACAAGCTACGCCGGCAAGCGAAATTAGTGAACGTGCTGCCAGTTGAGCGGCGAACCCCATTCAGGCGTCGCGGCGCGTTCACTAACCCACATAACGTTGGCGCTCAACAGCGACACGAACAATTGAGAACAGCGCGGCCAAACGCGCCTCGAAAACCAGAGATCGTCCGCCGCGCTGTTCTCAACACCAACTACCGGACGGCCAGATCCCGCACGAAAACCATGAGTAGAGCGCCGTCCGGACCCCCACCACCGTAAAGGAGACCAACATGACAACCGACATGACAACAGGCCAAGAGCCAGCACGACGCGGACGCCGCAAGACAGGCGCGAAGCCCATCAGCCCGCAAGAACTCGCAAGGCTGAAGCTTGACGACGCCGACGGCGACAAGGAAACAGCGGTCGAGCTTGTGCTTGAATCATCTGTGAACAATCGGTTTCTTGCGGACTACCTTCTGCGGCGCGGCGCCGAAACGCTAATCGGCGAAGTTGTGCGCAGTTACAACGCGCAGATATTCAATGACGACCAGAACGCAGATGTTACGGCTCGCCGTACGTTCGTATCGCCAATGCGCGATGTGTCGCCAGCGACTCCATTCTCCGGCAAGGAGTCGCCGATCGTCAGTCAGCAGCACCAAACTCGCCAGCGCATTACAGCCAAGGTTCTTCAATTGCTGTCGGTAACGCTGCCCAACGGCAAGACGCTGGCAAATGCCCGTCACGCCGACCTTTCCGACGCGGCCAACCGATACGGCACGCAGGCCAAGGACATGCTTCACAAATCCAGCTTCTACAGCATCGTCGGACGCGAATTGCCAAAGGGCAAGAAGGTCGGAGATGTCATGGATAATGTCGTGCTCACCAACCTTTGGGAGCAAACGAAACTCGCCGCGTAATCGGCGAAGAGCGGGCGGCCATCGAATTGCCGATAACCAATGCATTCGCGCCGCTCGCTTAAAACTAATTGCTGTCCGGCCAATGTAATTGCGAACCCCAGAATTGTGCCGCCGGTCAGCATCCACCACAAAGTCGCCAAGCGACACAAGAGGAGAACCGCCCCATGTACCTCGACAACGAATTTTCCGCCACCATTGGACACAATCAGCCTCCAGAAGATCAAGTACCGTATTACCAGCCGACGGCTGGCGTGACCGATGCTGTCAATCAAATTGTCAACCTGCACCGCCGCCGCCAGGGCGCAATCCGCGCAAAGACCAAGATCATCCTCGCCATGAAAGCTGAAGTCCGCTCGATGCTTTGCAGCGACGAAGACTTTATCGAAGACAAGGACAGCACGAAGGTCACGGCCTTTGGCAAGAAGCCACGCAAGATGACGGAGTCCGCACAGAAGCGCGTTGACGACGCTATTGACCGCGCCATCGAAGAAATCGACGCCATGGACCGCGCACTCAAAAGCGGCGAAATTCCGGAGGTTCTTTCGGAGGTGGCGAGCACCATTCATGAATTCGTGCAAGCGGAGCGCCTGTTCGACAAGCGTTGCGACGATGTAGCAAAACAGATGGTCAAGCTCGCCAAAAAGCTACCGGCTTACGACTTTGCCAAGGGCGTAAAAGGGCTGGGCGACGTCAGCTTTGCTACCATTGTCGGCGAGTGCGGAGACATCGGAACGTACAAGAGTTTTTACGCCATATGGAAGCGGCTTGGCCTTGCCGTCATCGACGGACGCAGGCAGGGCAATCCAGGCGAAGGCGCGGTGGCGAACGATTGGGTTGCCCACGGATACAACAGGCAGCGCCGCTCAACATCATGGAATGCTCGCCAGCAGGTGATCGGCGGAATGGGAAAATGGCGCCCTGACTTTGGCGCGGACGTTGAGGCAGACGAGAGCCTCACGGAATACCAGCGGATCTACGCAAGGCGCGCTCGTCTGGAGTCGGAAAAGCTGGCGACGCCGGTCAAGTGCAGCAAGAAGGGGAAGGACTCCTACAGCATGCATGTCGCCAACCGCGCACACCGCTATGTCGAGAAACACATGCTCAAGAGGCTCTACGTCGCATGGCGTAAGGCCGCATGACTTGTGAGTGTGGCGGCCATTACTTGCGCTAAAACCTGGACCGTCCCGCCGCTGCACTCACAACCAACAATTTGACGATGCGCGGCCAAAGGGAGCTCGAAAACCACCGGCGGCGCGCCGCGCATCGTCAAACTACATTGCAGGTGGCGGCCATTAGGAAGCCGAACCCCAGACACGGATCGCTGCTACCTGCAACCCCATTTGAACGGGCGGCCAAGCGCTTCGCGAACTCCAAAGTATGATCGCCGCTCGTTCAATTCCAACAAAGGAGACGAAACAATGCAAAAGAACCTACGCGTAAGGCAGGCCGCAGAGTACGTCGGTCTTTCGAAATCAGCGCTCGACAAATACCGCCACTATGGCGTCGGGCCGACATATATCAAACTTGGCAGGTCTGTGATCTATCGCGTCGAAGACCTCGACGCGTGGGTCGCATCCAAACGGGTCGCTCCGAATCGGGTAGCGGCATGACCAACAACACACCACGACTGATTTCTCCCAAGGACACATGCGCGTTGACGAGCATGTCGAGGACAATGATTAACTACCTTCGAACCGAAGGTCGCTTCCCGGCTGCCGTGTCTCTTGGCGAAAAGCGCATCGCATTCGTGCGAGCCGAGGTCGAAGCGTGGATTGACGCGCGGATTGCAGAACGCAAATGACCGACCTACTAAACACATCGGAAGCCTCACATCACATCGGCCTGTCGCCTAGCTGGCTGAATAAGTCAAGGATGGATGGAAGCGGGCCGGTATATCTCAAGATCGGCAGGCTTGTTCGATACACAATAAAAGATCTTGATATATGGCTTTCCAGCAAGCGCAGGACTGCTGTTTACGATTTCAACAACAGGGCGCCAGCATGACCATAGAGCCAACGGATGGCGACTTGCTTCTAGGCGCCGACGCAATCGGCCGCTTTCTGGGCATCACGCGCCGGCAGACTTATCGGCTCGTATATGACGGAATCATGCCGTCATTCAAACTTGGCGGCACAGTTGCCGCTAGGAGGTCAAGCCTGACTAAATGGCTGGACGAACAAGAGAAGAAATAACCACCACCACAATAGGAGACTACGTTGAAAACAGCAGAACACAAGATTTACGCGACAAATTCGGCGCTGGAGATTGTATCCATGCTTCGACCGCCAACCGAGTACATGTACACCGGGAAAGATATCTCCACACTGACCAACTGTGCGCGCAACATCGTTGCGCTTTACGCAACCATGAGCGACGCACCGTATCATGTGCTCGCCGCCCACCTAGCCGCGATTGGGGCGGTTCGACAATGGCACGAACGCGCATTGCGCGTTTCGTCGCAGTATATATCCGCTAACGATATCCGCGCCGCTTGTGGGCTTGCTCCGCTCCAATAACCACCACAAACGAAAAACGGGGCGCTATTGCCCGGCACCACCCGTAAGCACGCCCCGTTTTAGCGACCAGCATCAAACGCCCCACCACAGAGCTACTCCGGCCGCAGAGGAGACCACATGTTTGACCATGTAGCCACACGCGCCTTATACCGCGCCGCACCCACGACGTCAACCTCGTGCGCGCTATACCATCTCGGCCAGCACGACGACGTGCGCAACCTCGCCGTAGACCAAATCAACCGGCCAAGTGGCAACGCGGCCCATGCCGCCAGACCGCACCAGCACGGTATTACCGTCGGCAAGCCGCTGACGCGGGTTTACCCACATATGCCGGCCGTCCACGCGAATCGCATACGTTCCGGCAACGGCTGGTTTGGCGTACCCGCTAGCGAACTTGTCGAACTCCAGCGCACCAGCAGTTCCGCGTGCCATGACCGGGGCGCCCATGTCCGGCAGTTTCGTCGTGCCAGCGCTCGCCTTCGCCTCTGCGGCCAGCATGGCGACGTCCTCGACTTTAGCCGCAAGGAATTCCGCGATAGCCGAATACATCTTGGGCCGCGGCGCGACTCCCGTTTTCCACGAGTTAAAAGCCTGCTGGCTAAAGCCATGCTTCGCGGCAAGCTCTTTTTCCGTAAGGCCCGCCTTGTTCTGCTGGTGCTTCAGCATTTGCGCCAGGCGCGTGTTCTTTTTGTTAGCCATGTGTCCTTACCATCTTGACAAATTTGTTGTCATGACATATAAGCCACGAACAATTCCGACCGCCTTAACAAATTTGTAGGGTTAGGTCAAGTGGAATCACCACCACCACAGAGGAGACCATATGAGTATCTTCAACAAGATCATCGAAGCCGAACACGCCGACGACTACAGACTTGGAATGCCGGCGAAAGATGCCGCACATTTCTTGCGCTGCATGACGGCGATGGACAACATGCGAGGAGGTAACGGATTCATCAAGCCACAGAAAGAGCTTCGCAAGGATGCGCAAGGTCTTACGCGCGGAGACCGTAAGCGAGCTCTTCGTGCGGCGACAAACGAAAAAGTCAGTGAGATGCGCGCTCCTGAGTTCATGCATAGCGCCGCGCGTCGCCTCGTATCTGCCTAACCACACCACCACCACCCACCACAGAGGAGAACACATGAGAACCAAGCTTTACGACGACGTGCGCCATTGCGGCGACATCACAGACATCGCCGACATGCGGCCGCTCACAAGACCAGGCGGCAGCCCCGGCTCAATGCTCGCCGGCACATGGCGCAACAGACGCCGGCCGGTTCCAGCCAACGACAACAACAAGACAACAATCATGGTTGCCCACAATGGCGGCTGCAGCACAACGTCAGGCATGGTTCCGGTATCGGTTCTGCGGCTGTCGTTTATGGATGGCGCGCAGGTGGCGGCATGAACGACGACAACAATTCCAACACCATCAATTTCTGCGATTGCGACTTTTTCGACTTCGGCGATTTCGTGCGCAGCCGCCAGAACCCACACCTCACCGGCCAGGTTATCGGCGAGCGCAATTGGGGCGACGAATTCATGGTTCGCCTTGCCGACGGAGCGTCGACCATCTGGTGGCACGCAATCGAGATCGAGCACGACCCGGAAGCCGAAATGCCTGGCGCCGAACAGGACGACGACACGAACGTTGTGCACGTCGACTTCACCAAGGGTGCGCGTTTGCGGGCCGACAGCAAGACGGAAGGGGTAGCGTGATGGCCGCCACGGAAAGCAAGTACAAGGTAGGCGATTGGGTGCGGGTTATTGACAACGGCGGTGCACCGTATGAATTCACAGTCGGCGAAGTGTGCCGCGTGACTGACATTAACGGCGGGCTTCTGTGGGTTGGCCAGCGCGCAATGTTTCCGCATAGATTCGAACCATGGCGGCCGCGCGTCGGCGAACTGGTGCGGGTGAACTACAGCGACCAGTGGGCAGGAATCGCCATCGTTTGCAAGGTTGACTGCGTTTATGCCTACGCCACAATGGAAACTGGCGAAAAAGCCGGAACGCGCGGCGGCTTCCGCTTCAAAGAAATCGAGCCCGCCGCAGCCAAACTCACCATCCAGGCCGGCAAGTTCTACAAGACGCGCGACGGTCGGAAGGTGGGGCCGATGCAGACTTGGCCGAACAATGAAGGTGGAGTTCATCTGGACCGCCTATGCGAAGTGATTGGAAGCGGCCGCTACTGGATGCTAGACGGTCGCGACGGAACGTCCAACGGTAACGACCTCATCGCCGAATGGCCCGCCACACCAACAACAACCAACGTCGCTGCGACCGTTGACGCGCAAGCCGAAGAATACGGACCAGTTGTTGCGGCGACGACAAAGCCGAAGTTCAATATTGGCGATCGTGTGTATGCCGAATGGATGGATACAAAAGGCAACGGCACCGTCGTAAAATATGAAAAACGTAGGCCAGACGACACTATGACGCATGCGGTGCGGTTTGACAGTGGCCCGACCTTTTGGGTTCGCGACTCCACTATCCGGGCAATGAACCCCACCCCGTCCATCGTCTGCCTGATCGAAAACGGCCAGCCGCTACCGGCGAGTCGTCCGTATGTTCACGCCACCACGGAAAGCGCAGCCACAGAGGCGAAGCGGATGGCCGGAATTCACAAGGGCCAGGAGTTTGGCGTGTTTGCGCTAACCGGAGAGACAGAAAAAGTCGCCAAGGCATACGCGCACGAATGGCAACGGCTGGCGGCGAATGATGACTTCGAAGGCGCGGCAAGTGCGCTTGCGAGTCAAACAGGAATTATTCTGTACGACGCAAGGCGCGCTGCAAAGCACTGGAAGTTGCGAGCCTAACTACACCACCAACCACCACAACGGCCCTGCGGCGCAAGCTGCGGGGCAAGGAGGACACATGACCAACCACCACCAGCCGCCATATCCACCCGACTACCCACCCGACTACCCACCCGACTACGCGCCAACCGACATCGCGGAACGCACCAGCCGCACAGTTTACGCAGCGTGGCTTATCGGCGTTTTCATCGTCGGCCTGCTTATCGGCGCCGCACTATGATCATAGCCGATACAGCCGACACCACCACCGACACGGACCAGCCGCCGTTCAACTGGTGGCCGATCGTATGGCTGCTCGCAAGCGGAACGGCGCTGATCGTGCTTTTTAGTTAACCACCACAAGAGGAGACTGTATGTCAGTTTTTGATAGACTGAAGTCAAGCAAGCGAACAACGCCGCCGGCCATCGCGATTTACGGCACGCCCGGCGTAGGAAAGACCAGCCTTGCCGCGGAATTTCCAGAACCGATTTACCTTTTTGTAGAAGGCGAGGAGCCGCCCGACTGCGTGGAATTGCCGTCCGACCAGATCACGTCGTTCAACGGCCTGCTGGATACGTTCGCCGACCTGCTTGACTCCGAACACGAGTTCAAGACCGTCATCATCGACAGCCTGGACAAGGTAGAGCCGATGGTGTGGGCGGCGACGTGCGCGCGAAACGGATGGGACGCAATCGACAGCAACGACAAAGGCGCCCCGACTGCATTCGGCAAGGGCTACCTTGGAGCCGATGTGGAATGGGCAGAATACCACGAGGCAGTCGCCGCGTTGACGCGCGCCGGTATGTATGTCGTGCAAATCCTGCACAGTGAAACGAAGGCGTTTAACGACCCGCTCGTCGACTCCTATGATCGATACCGGCCGAAGCTCCAGAAGCGCGCGCTTGACCATGTCGTTGAGAACTGCAGGGCGCTGCTGTTCGTCAACCGTCGCACGTCTGTAAAGCAGGTCGAGGCGGCATTTGGCGGAAAGAAGACCACAAAGCCGGAAGGCATGTCTGGTGCGGAGCGAATTATCCACACGGACGAGCGCGCCGGTTTTTACGCCAAGAATCGCTTCAAGGGTTGCCCGGCTCAGATCCCATACAAGCCGGGGCAGGGCTTTGCCGAGTTGTCGAAGTACATGATGACCAGCGAGGCAGCATGACCACCACCAACCGCATCCAGTTCGAAGGCGGAAAGTGGTTCGCATGGTTTCCCGTGCAAGTCTACAACGGCGAATGGCGCTGGCTGACCACTGTCAATCGCGACCGCATCGTCACCGCCACGACGACAGGGACGTGGCGCTACTACGGCAACTGACCACCACAAGACCACCACACCACAAGGAGACTACGACACATGGCAGAAATTGGCGTAAAAATCAATCTTGAAGAAGTCGACAGAAGCGCTGACCAGTCCTTCGGTCTGTTGCCGTTCGGCGACTATCTTCTGGAGCTGACCGCAAGCGGGCAATACCTTGACGGCAACAACCTCACGCAGACGCACACCTACTCTGTAATCGAACCAGAAGACTACAAGGGTCGCTTTGTCTTCGACAGGTTCGACCTGCAGAATGACCTCGAATGGAAGCAAAAGAAGGGCCAGGCACGTTGGGCCAATATGTGCGACTCCATCGGGTATGACCAGGTCACAGAGGGCGTCATGTCGAATGACGATGTCCTGTATTTCCGTCCGTTCATGGCAAAGGTTATTCAGGAGGCTGCCGGCGTCAGCAAGGCCGGCAAGCCGTTCAAGGAAAGCAACAAGATTGAGCGCTTCTACAAGACGACGGACAATGACGCTCCGTCTGGCGCATCAATCGCCGAGCATCAGCCGAAGCTTGTTCCAAAGACTGCAGCGCCCGCCAACGACAACAAGCCGGCTCCTGCCAAGACCGCGGCAGCGGCCGCACCTGCCGCTCGCCGGCCATGGGGATCGAAATAATGGGTTGGCCTGAAGCTTTTGCGATTGCGTCATTATTTGCGTCCATGGCAGCGGTACTTATCGTATTCATGACCGTGGCTTCACGCTAACCAACCAAGCGGGCCGCTCACCACGGCCCGCACCACCACCAGAGGAGATGACATGAGCAACTACAAGGCGGAAGCCGACAAGATCAGGCAGGCGGGCTATCTAATCCCCGGCGCATTCGCGGCCGGCGGAGCGGTGACGAGCGTATTCACCGGAAAACCAATCAACGACGTCGACGTCTACTTCAAGAGCCGGGAGGCTTTTGAATACGCTGTCGCCGATGCATATGAAAACAGTTGGTGGTGCGTGTCATCCAGCAAGCGCGCCGTGACGTTCAGCGACAACGGCGGCACGCCAGTCCAGTTCATGCACTTCGATTTCTTCCCGACTGCGGAAGACATTTTTGATGCGTTCGACTTCACGGTCGTCATGGGGGCGCTCGACTTCGACACTGGCGAGTTTGCTTTTCACGACGACTTCCTGAAGCACAACTCGCAGCGGTTCCTGCGCTTTCATCCTGGCACCCGCTACCCTCTGGCGTCGGCTACGCGCGTCCTGAAGTATCAGGATCGTGGATACACGATCGGCAAGGGTGACATTCTGAAGATCGCTCTGGCCAGCCGAAAGGTCAAGATCGACACGTGGGACGACCTCAAAGACCAGATTGGCGGAGCCTACGGCGAGAAGGTCGTCTTGGCCGGCGAAGGCCAGGAGTTCAGCCTTGACGCGGCCATCGCAGCGTTGATGGTCGACGATTCCGGAAAGGAAATCTGGGTCGCCAATGACAACGAAGAGCAGCCCGGTAGCGCAATCGGGCTCTTCACGCGGTTGGCGGAACTGTCCGGCGTCCCGTTTGACGCAAGCCGCTATGAGGAGGGCGAAGACGGCCTCGGCTATCCTATAGGATACGAGCCGCCGAAGCGTGAGCAATTCTCTGCATTTAGTTTCGCGGCATAGGGCAGCCTAAACAACACGCCGCACGGCCACCAACCGTGCGGCAACACCACACCACAAGAGGAGACCAACCATGCACCTTGTGATCCACAAGGACGACCTTTCGCGCGCCATCACGGCGGCCGGACGTGTCGTTGAAAGTCGCAACACCGTGCCAATCTTGGGCAGTCTATTGCTAACCGCCACCGCTTCTGATGGCGACGAAGGCAGCCTAACCGTAACCGCCACCGACCTCGACATCGTGGCTACGGCGCGCGCGCAGTGCCAAGTCACCACCAGCGGCTCAATCTGCGTCGACGCCAAGTTGATCAGCGATATCGCCAAAAAGGCAAGCGGCGATATCTCGCTCCAGTTGACCGACGGCAAGCTCATCGTCAAGTCTGGCCGTAGCCGGTTCAGTTTGGCAACGCTTCCGGCTGTAGACTTCCCCACGTTCGGTGACGGCAAGTACGACGCCACGTTCGACGTCGACATGGCTGCGCTGTTCGCGCCTGTCTCGTTCGCTATCTCGACAGAAGAAACGCGCTACTACTTGAACGGCGTGTTCTTCCGTGGCGGCGATGATGCCGTTGCCGTGGCCACAGACGGCCACAGGCTGGCGAAGCACCTTGCTGGCACATTGCCTGCATTCGAGGGCGTGATCGTTCCGGCGAAGCTCTGCGGCATGCTGCCTAAAGGATCTGTAAACGTATCTGTCTCACCGCAAAAGATACGTATTGTTGCGCCAGACCTGACGCTTGTTTCCAAGCTCATCGACGGCACGTTTCCCGATTATGCCCGTGTCATCCCAGCGAACAACGACAAGGTGGTGACTGTTGACCGTGACGATTTCATGCGCGCCGCCGACCGCGTCGTGACGATCTCAAGCGAAAAAGGACGCGGCGTTAAGTTGAGTATCGCGCCGGGCGGAGTTGCGCTGTCGGCGCGTTCCGACGTCGGAACAGCCGAGGACGAGGTTGCGGCCGACTATACGGGCGAGCCAATCGAGATCGGCTTCAATTCAGCTTACGTGCGCGACATGCTTGCCGTCTTGCCGGGCGGGCCGGTGACGTTGGCAATTGCGGATCACGGTTCGCCCGGCCTGGTCAAGGGCGGCATTGATGGCTGGGTGGGCGTCTTGATGCCTCTACGCGTATGACCGGCGCCGCATAATGGCAAAACTCCCGCCCATGATCTCGCCAACGCTGCGAGCTATCTATCAAGCCTATGAGGATTCCAACGAAAACTTTGACGGCCTCGGAATCAGCGTGGGCGAGGCAGGGACGGAATGCGATAGGAGTTTATGGTATTCGTTCCGATGGGCGTCACCAACGGAAACGGTCGACGGACGGAAGGTTTCTATCTTCCGTACCGGCGATCGATGGGAAGAAGTTCTTGTCGAGGATTTGCGTGCCATTGGCGTCGACGTGTGGGGCCAACAGGACCGTATTAGGCTTTTGTCGGGCCATGTACGCGGAAGGCGCGATGGCGCTTGTGTGGGCGTCCTTGAGGCTCCACGTACCGAACATTTGTGCGAGTTCAAGTCCAGCAATGACGCTGGCTTCAAGGATATCGTCAAGCACAAGTGCCGCAAGGCGAAACCGCTACACTTCGCGCAATGCCAGCTTGGCATGCACGCGTTCGGACTGACGCGATGCATCTACTACGTCGTCAACAAGAACACCGACGAGCGGTATTTCGAGCGCCTGGAATACGACGTCGAGTTTTGCCTTCGGCTTCTGGCTCGGCTTGAACGCATCATCAACTCGGCAGAACCGCCGTCGAGGATTTCTGACAATCCGGAATTCTTCGGCTGCCGGTTCTGCAAGCACCATGCCGTCTGCCGTGAGTCCGAATGGTCGCGCGTGACGTGCCGCTCCTGCCTTTACAGCACGCCGGAAATGGGAGGCGATGGGCATTGGTCATGCCAACGCTGGTCGAAACCATTGGGCACCGAAGAACAGAAGTCAGCTTGTCCGGCTCATTTGACTATCCCGGCACTCGTTCCTTGCCGCCAAGTGGATTGCAGCGAAGCCGACGAAACCGTGACTTACGAAATGACCGACGGGACTATTTGGATTGATGGCGCCACCGCCGCCTAACCACACCACATGAGGAGACCACATGACCACCGCCACACTTGCATCAACCACCCGCCCGAAATGGTACGACGATAAACTCGTCGCCTATATGCCCTTTATCCGAAAGTTCGCCAACCGCGCCGTACGGAACAGCGACTCCGACGACTTGGCGCAGGAAATCTGCGCCTCGGCGTGCGCGAAATGGCAAAGCTACAATGTCGATTATGGCTTTGGCACATGGGTGCGATGGATGGCGCGCGACACGCTGAAAAACAGACGCGCCTACACCGCAGCGCAGATGCGGGCAGCGCGTGAGGTTGCCGTTGACGCAGACAGCCATGGGCTGGCCGTAGCGCCCGCGCAGGAGTCGTCCGTCGATCTATCCGCCGTCCTTAGTCACCTGTCCGAAACGCGATCAGGCGCCATGCTTGTGCGGCTGGCTATGGGGGATTTTCTGCCGGAGATTGGCGCTGACCTGGGGATCAGCAAACAGCGCGTAAAACAGCTTATCGATATCGAGCGCGGTCGGCTGCGTGATTGTGGGTTGGTGGCGTGATGGTGAATATTACCAGGGACGAGGCGCGCGCTGCGTGGGCCGCCAGCGGGCTGACCTATGCCAACCTGACGCTTGGAAATATCCAGAAGCTGCGTGACATGATTGGCGCTGAAATGAAGTCTTCTGGCTTGATAGCGCCGGCCGGCGGAGCGGTTGGAACTTACCGCATCCAACCAAAAATAAAAGCGTGGCTGCAGTCAAAAGGATTTGGCGTCGAGTTGTTTTGCCGGTCCCACTATTTCAAGGACAGAGAGGCCATCACATTCAATGACGGCGGCTTCATCGGATTCGCAGGATGGGCCGACGAAACCAACGTGCAACCCGTCTTGTCAGCTTTTGTTGCGTGGGTTGGCGAGGTATCAGCATAATGCTACAGCTCCGCGATTATCAGCGCGCCGCAATCGACGCGCTTTACAAATATTGGGCCGATGGCGGAGGCAACGGCCTTATCGTGCTGCCGACCGGCGCCGGCAAAGCCCTGGTGATTGCTAAGATCATCGAAGAGCTACTTGCCGACTATCCCGACATGCGAATCTTGAACGTCACTCACAGCGCGCCCCTTGTCCGGCAGAACTTCGAGGAGTTCATTGGCATTCTACCATTCGCTCCGGCTGGTATTTATTCCGCCGGCCTAAAGCGACGCGATGCGCGTGCGCAGGTCTTGTTCTGCGGTATCCAATCCGTCTGGAACAAGGTAGAGCAGCTTGGCGAGATAGACCTGATTATCGTGGATGAGGCGCACGCTATTTCACGAAACAGCAACACGCAATACGGCAAGTTTTTCAAGGACGTTCGCGAGCGCAATCTAGACAGCCGGACCTGCGGCACTACGGCAACCGACTATCGCATGGATTCCGGCAGGCTAACTGACGATATAGATGAGGACGAGTCTATCGCCGAAGCCGTGGCGCAACTGACTGGCGTTCGGAAATTCAAGCTGTTCGATGATGTCGTTTACGAAATCGGCATCGGCGAGTTGATCGAACAGGGATACCTTACGCGGCTCACCAGCACAAAGACCGCTTCAAAGATCGATCTGAAAGGCGTTGGCACGCGCGGCGGCGAGTACATCCCAGGCCAAGTATCTGAGGCGGCGGAACGCATCATCGAGGAAGCCGTCGCCGAAGACATGATCTTGTCGGAAGGTAGGCGGGCCGGACTGTTCTTCAGCACAAGCAAGGACAACGCGCGGCATGTTGCCGAGGCGATCCGCCGGCACGGGCGAACGTGTGCTGTACTGACAAGCGACAATGCGCACCAGACAACGGAGATTTTCGAAGGATTCAGGTCCGGAAAGTATTGGGCTATTTCGTCGGTGTCCATGATCACAACTGGGACAAATTTTCCGTTTGTCGATTTCATCAGTCTGATTTTGAGCACGAAGTCACCGGGTAAACTAGTCCAAATCCTCGGACGCGGGACGCGCAATTCGCCTGGAAAGACAGAGTGCCTGATCGCCGACCACGGGCGCAACCTGGCCTATCATGGGCCGATCGATCAAATCAGGCCACGCGAGCCAGGCAAGGGCTTAGGTGAGCAGCCGAAAAAGCAGTGCCCACAGGACCAGACAGACATTACCGGAAAGTGTGGCTGCGGCGAATTGATTCCTATATCGATCATGACGTGCCAGTGCTGCGGCTATATCTTCCCGCCAAACGAGGAAGAAAAGATAACGGCAAAGGCCGACACGACGCCAGTCCTGTCGACAGAAAAGCCGTGGCATGCGGTGGATGGCGTGACATACAAATACAAGCCGCCGAAGGAAGACGGCAACCCGCCGTCGGTGTGGATCACGTACCGGATAGGTTTCAAGACGGTGAATGAGTTCGTTTGCCCGCAACACCTTGAGCACCCCGAGCCGCATAAGGGTAAATATGCGAAAGGAATGGCTGACCGTTTCTGGCAATCAAGAGGCGGGGTGCGTCCTTTCCCGGCAACGGTAATGGAGTTCTTGGAACGCCAGAAAGAGCTAGGAGAGCCGCACGAAATCCAGTTGGATTACAGCAAGAATGCCAAATACCCGTCGATATCGGCCGTTAATCTCGCACCTGCCAACGACAACTACGCGCCGTCCGAGACACGGCTGGCGCGGGCGATGCGAGACGAGGTGCCGTTTTAGTGTGCGGTGGTATTTCTAGGATTACCACCTTGACAAATTTGTCAACGCGGCCTATAAGCGGGCACCACCACCACTATGAGGAGACAAAATGGACGTCTTTGATCCAATGGCGATTGCGCCAAGAACCCACAACCAGCCGCCGCACATCGTAGCTTTCGAAACAATCGATGACCTGTACGACGAGGCGCGCAATTTCTGCGACGGCCAGCCTGTCGACAGCGAAGCTATGCACGACGCAATCACCGACTTGCGCGGCCAGCTTCACGAGGCCGGAAAGGTGGCGGAGGCGCTGCGCGTCGAGGCCAAGAAGCCGCACGACGACGCGATTGCCGAAATCCAGAGTCTCTGGAATCCATATGTCCAGGCAAAACGCGGAAAAGTTGATATGGGCAAGGCGGCCCTTGATGATCTGTTGGGCGCATGGCGCCGGCGTGTCGCTGCGGAAAAAGCCGCCGAAGCGCGCCGGATAGCCGAAGCTGCCGAAGCCGCACGACAGGCCGCAAACGCGGCCATGCAGGCGTCTGCCGGAAATCTGGCCGCACGCGAGGAAGCAGAAGAGCGGCTGGCCGAAGCTAAGGCGCTGGAGAAGACGGCCAAGAAAGCCGACAAGGCAGCGACGACTGGCACGGGACTGGTGACGCGGTGGGTGGCTGTGATGGATGATCCCGAAAAGGCGCTTGATTGGGCCTATGGTCGGGCCGCTGACGAGTTTGTCGCTCTTGCACAAAAGCAGGCCGACGAGGTTGTCAGGGCTGGGGTGCGGAGCGTTCCGGGGTTTAGGGTGGGAGAGCAGAAGGTGGCGAGGTGATGGCAATCAAGACCAAGGAAGACTGGATAGCCGAGGCTCGCTATGTTGCGCCATTGATGCCGGAATACATGACCAGCGTCAGCTGCCAGGCTGACTACGCGACGATCGAAGCGGAGATGACGCGGCTACTCGTCGCCGAAGACTGGGACACGATGCGCACGCGATTCCACGAAATCTGGTCGTGGCTTCCTGATCGCGGAGACATTCGCCGGCATCCGTTTGGCCGACTCTGCGACCTATGCTCGGAGGACTGGGTTTTCGAAGAAGATGAGTCAAGCCACCCTGCCGTTACGGGGCAGAATTTCGGAGAGGCAGCGTGATGGAAAACCCAACATGGAAAACCATGGACAGCGCCCCGCAAGAGATGGGCGTTGAGTTCATAGCTGCGAGCTTTGTGATTGATGACGGCATGGCGACTATGTGCGCAAAGTCGCCGTTCATCTCTTTCTGGATGCAGACGCGCCGCAAGTTCTACGGCGAGCCAACCCATTGGCTTTGCCTCCTGCCTCACGATTTCCCACAGGTGCCCGCATGACCTTCACCCCTGAAATGCAAGCCGCACTCGCTGCCGACGGCGAGAAGCTGCGCGCCATGACCGGCGAAGACCACGGGCCTTGGCTTTACGAAGACGAGTTGCCGGAAGGCTACCCGTATGACGAAATGTTCCAGTACTCTAAGGTCGACGGCGTCAGGATGTTTCCGGCATCCGCCACCACACTCTAGCGTCTACCACTGCGCCTAACCAGCGCGACCACCACCACATGAGGAGAACACATGCCGCAATCAGCGCCGCTTACCGGGCCGCCGCCTATTACCATGCTTGACGGAAAGGTGGCACTCTATGCGGGTGATTGCCGCGATTCCATCCGCCTGCTTGCCGACAATAGCGTTGATAGCGTCGTGACGGACCCGCCGTATGCGCTGGTTTCAATTCAGAAACGTTTCGGTGGCGCGAACGCCAAACCAGCAAAAGACGGCGATGTTTATGCACGTGCGTCCAGCGGCTTCATGGGCAAAAATTGGGATACCGGAGAGGTAGCATTCGCAGTGGAGTTCTGGTCGGAAGTGCTGCGCGTTCTCAAGCCTGGCGGACATGTTGCGGCATTCAGCGGGACGCGCACCTATCACCGGATGGCGGTTGCGATCGAGGACGCGGGTTTTGAGATTAGGGACCAACTGGCGTGGGCCTATTTTAGCGGCTTCCCCAAAAGTCACGACGTAAGTAAGGCGATCGACAAGGCGGCTGGTCACTGGCGTGGTCGTGCTGGTGAAGTCAAAGAAGAATCCATTGGTCAGCACGCAAAAGGCACAGAGTACGAGAGAACCGACAAGGGCGAGCCGATCACAGCAGCAGCAGCATCGTGGCAAGGCTGGGGCACAGCCCTGAAACCCGCTTGGGAGCCAATCTGCTTGGCCCGCAAGCCATTGATCGGCACTGTCGCCACCAACGTACTTGAGCACGGAACTGGCGCGCTGAATATTGATTCCACCAGAATAGGCGACAGTGGTGGGACCACCACTGTCGCCGGGGATCGTCACAATACGACCGTGCATGCGTTTGGTGATGGCCTCGGCGCGCAGGGTGGGTCAATCGCCCCAATCGACGCCGGCCGTTGGCCAGCCAACATACTAACGGATGGAAGCGCTGAACTACTGGCCGCGTGCGGATCAGCATCCGAGTCCGTCTTGCGCCTGTATTTCTCAGCCAAAGCCGACAAAAACGACCGCATTGGCAGTAAGCACCCGACGGTAAAGCCAGTTGACCTTATGCAGTGGCTCTGCCGGCTGATCACTCCGCCCGGCGGGACGGTCCTTGACCAGTTTTCAGGCAGCGGAAGCACTGGCGAGGCCGCTTGGCGGGAAGGCTTTAAGGCCATCCTATGCGAGCGCGAGACGGAATACATCGCAGACATTCAAGAGCGTATGCGGCTGGCGAATGCCGGGCCGATTGAGCGCACCGTCCGCAAGATAAAGCAGGCATCCGGCGCCGGACCCCTGTTCGGCGCCAACGATAACGCCAGCGGGGGGGGGGCAGACAGATATGCGGGAAGTTCGCCGACCAGCATCCGGGATACAACCGTAACGGGGGGGGTAAGTACAATGGACACAAGAGCAAGTTCTTCGTCGGCGACCACCACTGACGGCGGAATCATGGCCGGTAAAGGCGGGTTTAGTTTCCGCATCCGCAAGTACGCCGCACTCAATGAGGAACAATAATGACCCCACTCCCAAAAGGCCCAACGCGCGCCATAGCGGCCGCTTATCCCATGTCACCGACCGTTGACGCCAACGAAAACCCAACCGTTGCAGCGAACAACAACGACCCTCAGCGAATCTTCTATGTCTACGCCTGGCTTCGCCCATGCGGCACGCCTTTCTACATAGGTAAGGGAAAGGGGTGCCGGTCCACAATGACGACGCGACGGAACGGGATTTTCGACCGCATCGTTGCAAAAATCGAGAGGTCTGGACTGGAGCCTAATGTTGTCATCACGCACCCATTCCTGACAGAAGCCGAAGCATTCGATGTCGAGAGGGCGGAGATAGCAAAGCATGGACGAATAGACCTGAGAACCGGACCGCTCGCAAACCTTACAGATGGTGGTGAGGGTCTTTCTGGAGCAGTCTTTAGTCAGGAGCACAGGGATAGAATTGGCGCTGCCCACAAAGGAATGATCAGAACAAAGGAGACGCGCGATAAGATTTCAGAGGCGGCAAAAAGGCGGGTTGTCAGCGACAAAGAGAGGGAACATCGGCGCGCCGTTATGCTTCGGCCGGAAATCCGTGAGAAGCTTATATTGATAAATACAGGCAAGTCACACAGTAAAGAGGCGAGGGCTAAGATGAGCGCATCTCAATCTGGCCGAATCCACAAAGACGAAACGAAGGCAAAGATCGGCCTAGCCAGCAGAAACGCGCCTCCCAAGGGCGAATACAAGGGTGTTAACTTTCACAAGCGCGTCGGAAAGTGGACGGCGAGGCTTCGCCCAGCTGGCATGTCTATTGATCTTGGCTACTACCTAACCGAAATGGAAGCCGCGATTGCCTACGACATAGAGGCGCGAAAAATATGGGGAGGCGAATGCTATTTAAATTTCCCTGATGTGGAAATTCACGAGGCGCCAACGAGGGCGCTGAAGTCATACACCTACAAAAAGCCACCCCAGGCCGGGAGACTTAAGGGCGCAACTCTGGACAAAAGAAGCGGAAGGTGGTTCGCGAGGATAAACACAGGAGGCCACACAAAGCACCTCGGCACGTTTGCAACTGAAGAAGACGCCGCGCGAGCCTACGACCGTGCAGCAATCGACGAGTATGGCGTCGGCAACTGCTACCTGAACTTTCCAGACTCGAAAAGGGAGGAGACATAATGTCTAAATTGCCAAAAGGGCCGACCGCTGCCACGGCGGCCATGTATCCGTTTACCGGCGATGGCGATGACATAACCACCTGCCACATCTGTGGGTTTAGGAGTGATGGCCTCGGCCTCGGCTCGGACGGGCTAAAGAAGCGAGGCAAGGACGACCCGCGATACGTGTGCTCCGAGTGCGCCATCATCGTCCAGCGTGTCTCACAGACGCGACGCCTTGATCAGTATGAGTTACGGGCCATCGACGCAGGCATTGATGCAGTGGGTGAATACCTCGATACAATCGGCATCTATGATTTGACCCTTATGGATGAGCTCAACCAACGTCTTATAGTCAAGGCAGCATGGCAAGGTTGCGCCGACGGGCTGCGCAAGGCGTTGGCGGATGAGGTGCCTTTTTGATGTCACTCGGTGGAGACAATAGCATGCGCCAGCGTGTGCCGGCCAACGACAACGCACCGCGGACGATCGCGGCCTTGTATGTCGAAACCGGCGGCGCCTATTATGACATGCCTGGCGTTGACCCATGGGATGAGGTTCGCGATGCACGCACATACGATGGCCCGCATCCGGTCGTAGCGCACCCGCCGCGTCAGCGGTGGGGAAAGTTGTGGGCCGGACAGCCGCTATTCATCAAGAACACAGGCATCAGAAAGATCAAAGGTGACGACGCCGGATGCTTTGCCGCGGCGCTTGATGCGGTTAGACGCTACGGTGGCGTGCTTGAACACCCATGGGGTAGCCATGCGTGGGCTCACTTCAACCTGAACAAGCCGCCTCGGTCTGGTGGTTGGGTATCTGCAGAACTTCCTGGAAACGGACGCGGCGGATGGACCTGCTGCGTCGAGCAAGGCCGCTATGGGCACTATGCCCGTAAGCCAACACTGCTATATGCGATCGGAACAGACCTTCCGGAACTAGACTGGGGAGTCGGGGAGCCAAGACTTGACCCGGCCGTAGTTGAACGCATGGGGCTGAAGCGCGCCAAGCGTCTCGGTGAAGTTGGCGCTCGCGGCGGTGGCCAGAACAGCACCCCTCGCATACACACTCCGGCTCCGTTCCGAGATCTCTTAATCGATATAGCGCGGTCGGCTCGTGTAGCCCGCATTGCCGCGTTGATGCCGGCCAACAACAATCACGCCTCAACGCAGGAAGCAGCATGACAAAATCCCCCAAAGACCTCGCCCTCTCCTATATCGCTGCAGGAATCCCCGTTTTCCCTTGCCGTGCTGCCGACGAACACACCGACACTTTTGAACCTGAAACTGGCGAAGAAATAGTCCTTAAAGCCAAGACGCCTCTTGTATCAAATGGCTTCAAGGGTGCATCCAAAAACGAGCGCGTCACCGGAATCCTATGGGATCGAAACCCGACGGCCATGGTCGGGGCGCCGACCGGCGAGCAGATGGGCGCATGGGTCTTGGATGTTGACGTGCACAAGGACGACGACGGCAACATCATCAATGGGTACGAAACGATAGCCGCGCTTGAGGACAAGCACGGCCCACTACCACGCGTTGCCGTGGCCAAGACAGCCGGTGGAGGCGAGCACCATTATTTCAGCTATGCGCCAGGCGTGCGCAACCGTGGCCGATTGGGATTGGGGCTCGACGTTCGCGGAATTGGCGGATACGTGGTCATGCCCGGCAGCGTTACAGCGGATGGCAAAGAGTATGTCTGGATTGACTATGACGGAGACGGGCTGCCGCCGCTTGTACCGGCGCCGGATTGGCTGCTTGAATTAGTCCTACCGCAGCACCAGCCAACAACCACAACCTCCTATACTTACGAGCGCGGAGAGCACGACGCATATGTCGAGCGTGCCGTGCAGGCTGAGCTCGAGACGCTTGCGTCGACGCATCAGGGCGGGCGCGGCGAGCAGGTCAACAAGTCTGCGTTCTCACTTGGCACGCTGGTCGGTGCTGGTGCGCTGTCGCGTTCTGAGGCAGAGGCCGGACTGTTCGACGCAGCCTATGCGAACGGCGTGGTAGCGAAGGACGGAGAGCGCGAGATCCGCGCGAAGATACGTCGTGGGCTGGACGCTGGCATAAAGCAGCCGCGACAGATGCCTGAGCCGATGCTCCACGTCGACACGACGCGCACGGTTGATGTGTCTGGACTCGTGGCCAAGAGCCGCACCAAGCGGGAAGAAACCACGAAAAACGACGACAATGTTACCGAACGGGACGATTCCGATGCGCCACAGCAACATGATGACGAAATAATCCCGATCGTGAACACATCGGAACCAGCTACAGACGACGAGCCGCCGGAATACAAGCTTGAGGCTGTGGCCGACCTTGAGAGCCTGACGTACCCAGGAGGGCTTGTGGAGGATCTTATCGACTGGATCGTGTCGTCGGCAGAACAGCCATGCCGCGCGCTGGCAATGGCGGCCGTTCTGCCGTTCGTGGCTGCGCTATGCGGGCCGCGGTACTCAACGACCAATCGAGACACGCGCCCCAACATCTACACGGTGGCGCTGGCCGATTCTGGCTTCGGCAAGGAGCACGCGCGAAGCCAGATCAAGAGACTGCTAATGCACGACCAAGGCGTGTTCGAGTCCGTGTCTGGGCCGGCCCGCATCATGTCGGCGTCGGCCTTGCGCGAGGTACTAGAGGCAAACCAGTCTGTAAACTGCCAGATTGACGAGTTCGGTGGGTTCATCCGCGAGATCACCGACCGCAAGGCAGGGACGCACCAGCGCGCCATCTCTACCGATTTGCGCGACTACTATTCTGCGTCGTCTACATTTTTCGAGGGTGCAGCATACCGAGGAACACCACCCAAGCGCATCTATAACCCGATCCTGTGCATTCACGGAACGTCGACGCCTGAGCAGTTCTGGTCCGCACTGTCGTCGGCCAGCGCCGAGGACGGACTTTTGCCTCGCCTCATCTTGTTCCACGTTACGGGTGGAAAGCCGGCCACAGTGAAGCCGTCGGCGGACGTCAGGCGCGTGCCGTACATCCTCATGGAGCGCATGTCGAAGGTCGCCGGCATCGACGTCGTGGAGAAGCGCTCACCGCTGCGCAAGGCGCTTGATGGCGCCAACGGCACGGCCAAGGAGGTGAAGCCTCGAGAGATACCGTGGACGGAAGACGCCAAGGCGCTGCTGCTGTCGATCAAGGAGACGATCGAGGCCAAGGAGGCAACTGTCGCGGCCGAAAGCCAGCCGTTCGTCCGGCGTATTGTCGAGAACGCCATCAAGCTTTCCATCATCGTGGCCGTTGGCACGGACCCGGACGAGCCAGTCATCAGTGAGGCAATATTCGAGTGGGCCGCGTGCGTTGCATGGACCTGTGCTGCGTCCATGCTTGCCGAAATCGGTGAGCGCCTGGCAGATAACCAGCGCGAGGCGAACTACAAAAAGATCGCAGCGCTGATCAAGAAAGCCGGCACCAGAGGCATCACAGAAGGCAAGATAGCAGACCGTTGCAAGGCCATCGACGGGTGGCAGCGCGACGAGATTTTGAAGGATCTGCAGAAGACTGGACAGGTCGAATATGCGGCTAATGACAACCGGCCAGGGCGCCCCGTGCGTCGCCTTATGTGGGTTGGATGAGCAAAAAAACACGGCCACTGAGTTTCGTCCGAAGTTTCGTCTTTTCCGGGAGTTTCGTCCACGGACGAAATTCAGTTTCGTCCGTTTCGTCCGAGTTTCGTCCACCCCCAAAAAAGACGAAACTAATTCCAAAAAGTACAATGAAATCAATGGTATAATATACCTATATATAGTTTCATCATTTCATCCTTAACATTATATAAGTAGTCTATTTCTACCTATTTTCTCTATCTATGTAGAATATAGGGGACGGAAAGGACGAAACCCAAAACCACCACCACGCACCACCACGAGGAGACACCATGGCCAAAAAACCAACCCGCCAAACGACCCGCATCAACGGCGCCCGCGTCGTCATCACCACGTCGGCCAGCGGCAAGGTCACCGTGAAGCCGGCCAATGTGCTGGAATGGGAACTACAGGCAGCACAGGTGCGGGCGCTCAAGGCACTGCCTGATTACAACAAGCGGTTCCTGCTTGTTGGCGGCATGGAGGCCGGCAGACGCGGTAAGCAAGAGTCGGCGAAGGCAAAAGCTACCGGCTTGACGGCCGGCCATCCCGATTTGACGATCTTCCTGCCAGGCGGCCTCGTGGCTATGATTGAGAACAAGGCAGCAAACGGCAGGCTGTCGCCAGAACAGCGCGAACGGCACGCGGCGCTGGCCGGAATCGGCCACACCGTCGAGGTGCTGCGGGCCACCACTACAGACGACGCAGCACGCATTGCCGTCGATCTGGTGCGTGGTTGGCTGGATATAAACGATAACGAACCGGCCAAGGAAAAATGCGCGCTGGCAAAATAACCAGCTTGACAAATTTGTTAACGATGGTAGTTTGTGGTTATTGGAAACGCAAACAGGGAATACGGAAATGGCGAACGTAGCATTCAGGGCCGCAGAAGAGGTTACAATAATCGGCTTTGAGCGTGATTGCGAATGCTCTCATTGCGGGCGCTCACTGCAGGTTGGTGTTCGTCTTTCCGGGTTCTCTGGTTTGTTTGGTTCGGATTGTTTGGCAAAATCAGCAGAAAAGCAAAAAGTTGGGCCGTACATCCAAAAACTTGCCGGTGCGTCAATCCGCGAGCGTGCAATTATAGCCGCACGTGGCAATGAAGAGATTTCACGCAGGTATGGTTGGCGCGCTGGGGACGCAAACTTCAAGCTGGTTCTTAAAGCTGATCTGCGCAGCATTTAGAAAGAACCACACACAGCCCGCGCCACGCGGGCTTTTTGTTGCCGCTTTCGCCCCACAGAGCCCCACCAGCGCGATTTAGTGAGTTTTTGGTATCCGCATATATCCCGAGAGCAAACGCGAGCCAGCGGGGCTGTGTGGCGGTTTATAGATTGTGGCTTCCAACGACCTTTATTTGCGTCACCACCTTGACAAATTTGTTGTAAATACCCGTTATATAGGCAAGCGACTATGGACGCAACGGGGAAGGCAATGGATGACGCCGACACAAATGCAAATCGCGTGTGATGATGTGATCGCCAGCTACAAAAGCATGGGTCTGCCGCACGATAAGGCCAACATAACTATCGTGACGCCGAAGAGGTGGAAAGCGCCTCCTAAGTTTCCTCGTGGATATCTCTTGCAGGTAAAGGAAGACGGCAGCCGGATTTCTCACTATCCGGCGACTCGTGTGCTCACATGGCTTTCCTCGAACAATATGGCGGACACCACTACATGACCACCACCACAAAGCGCCAGGCTGCACTAGCCGGCGAGGGCGAAAACCTTCATTCTCGAATCAAATATACCGAATCCGAGCGCAAGCAGGTGCATGCGCAAAAGCGCCGTCTTGCTGCCAGATCGAAGATCGGCGCCGATTGGGACGGCACAGCAGCTAACGACAACATCGCCTGGCCGCTTGCCACGGCTTTGATCCGCGAAGGCAACATGGAGCTTCTGAAGGCGGCCATGTATTACCGCAAGGTGCACGACACGGCCAAGAGCGAAGCGAAGCTTGGCGGCACGTCGGTTCGCATTGACGACGGCATGGCGATCGACCGCCACAGCGTACTGAAGGCGGACGGCAAGATTGCCTACCGTCGAGTGCGTCAGTCAACAGCGGCTGATGCAGACATCCCGTCCAGGCGCCGATTTGACGCAAGCACGGCTGATGACGCCAATGAAGGGCAGAGCAACTGGTCGAGCGTTCCGAAGCCGTGGAATGGCGACGAGCCGGTCAACAACATGATTGATGCGCAGGGCCGACTTTGCGAATTGCGGTCTCGCCTCGGTATCCTTGTCGAGCCGATGGAAATGTCTGTCGTCGATGGAGCGACTTACAGGGAAGTTGGAAACGCGGCAGGCATAGCCAACAAGGCTGGCTCTGAAGGAGCCGGACGGGCACTCGTCCACACGGCACTTGTTTCCCTTCGCGATATGATCGGGAAGGTGAAGCGCAGCGACCTCGCTGCCTAGCCATGGTTGCGCATGAGGTATACCTCAACACGCCGCAGAGTGACTAGGGATAGGAAACAAGCCAACAACATCGGCGCGCTCCAACCCAACCAATTCACAGTTCGGTGTGCCGCTACCATGCAAGGCGACCGACCCGGTCAAGGCCGGGTAACTATCTAGCAGGATGGAGCAGCACGGTAGCTCGCCAGGCTCATAACCTGGAGGCCGGCGGTTCGAATCCGCCTCCTGCAACCAATACGAAGATGCCGCGACCCGGTGACGGTGTTCGTCTAGGTGCGATAAGCCAGACGCAGCAACTATGTCAACGCTTCCTTGTCCAGCGTTGGCCATCTTCGTTTCTACAGGCTTACGGCGTGCCGTAAGCACAGCAAGGCAGGACTTTGTACGCCCTGAAAAGGCACGGCGGCCATCCCTGACAGGGTGGTGTACGCTTTGCCGTTCCTGCTGCCTATACCCAAATTACCACAGCGCGCCTCCTCCGCTGCCGTGGTAATCCTGCGCCAGGTTCCCTACGGGTTGAGCCTGGCGCTTTTGTTTTATGCCGAAAATCCGTGGCTAGACCGGCCAGTCGACAAGCGAGCAGTCCACTCGTTGCCACGGATTCCAAATTCATGGACAGCAAGGGGACGCTTGCAAAATGAACTACCAGCGTATCTATGATCAGCTAATTGCCGACAGGCGCGCTAATCTCCCATCGGTGGATGAGTATGTCGAGGTGCACCACATTTTGCCTCGTTGCTTGGGTGGCGGTGATGACGCGGAAAACCTTGTGCCGCTGCGGCCTGAAGATCATCTATTTGCGCATTTGTTGCTCGCGAAGATACATGGCGGGTCGCTTTGGAGTGCTGTGAGGATAATGGCAGCGGCAGCATATGGCGTTAAGCCGGAGGTCAGGACCTACAGATTCGGCAGGGCTATGCCGGGAGTGCGGGCCAGGTATGCTGCGGCCAGAAGGTGGGCAAGCATCCACCTGTCAGGCGTAAATCACCCTAACGCTGACAAGACGATATATCATTGGCGCCACTTAGATGGACGCGAAGTGCGTCTCGCGCAGGCGGATTTCTCTGCAAAATCAGGAATACACCAAAGCCACATATCAGGCGTTGTTCGTGGCAGATACAAGTCTGTAAAGGGTTGGTTTCTGGCCGACAGGACATCCGCCGATGAGTTGGGTGGTCCGCGCGGTTTGAATCACCCCATGGCGGACAAGACTGCTTACGCATTTAAGAATGTAGACGGTCGCGAGTTTCGCGGGACCAGACACGAGCTTTCGGCCAACGACAACGTCCCGGCGGCGTCAATCAACTCCATCGTGACCGGGAAGTGCCTATCTGCATACGGATGGTACATACCAGAGAAGGTTCCTGATGGGGTCGTTGGCAGAGCGGCGCAGTCTGGCGATCGCAACGGCTTTGCTGACAACAATGTTTACACATTCAGGCACACAGACGGTTTTGAAGAAACGTGCACTAGGCACGAACTAATCAACAGGTACGCACTGGACCGCCAAGCGTTCAACGCAATGATGGTCGGAAACTCGCTGTCTTCTCAGGGTTGGTATCGCGTAGACCTGAACCCAGACGGAGTATCTGGGCCTCCAACAGCAGAGCGAAATAATAAGTTCAACCCGACAATTTATCATTTCATACATGATGATGGACGCGAGGAGGTTCTGACGCTTCACGCCATGCACAAGAAGTATGGGAACAATCGCGCGTCGTGGAACAAGTGCCTGTCGGGTGGGACCTACCGAGGATGGCGTCTGGCTGGAACCTCGCCAAAGAGGTCGTTGAAAAACCAACAGTTTATTTTCCGCGGCGTTGACGGCAGGACATTCATTGGGACGCAGAAGCAGTGGGCTGTTCAAATGGGGTTCAGCGAGACAAGCGCTTGGCGCATCGTGAACAAGGGCGACACATCGCATGGCTGGTCACTGGCAACAGTAAACGACAACAAACAACCAGACTTGTTTGCCTATGGCTAAACTATCAACGCTAAAGCCACGCATCGCCACCATCACGCACACCATCACCAAGGCAGAGCCTATGGAGCGCGAACAGGAGCGAGCCAAGCGCTCGCCCTGGCGCAGGCTGTACGGCCTCAAGAGATGGAAAGACATGCGATGGGACGTGCTAACGCAAGCAATGTTTGCTTGCCAGATG